GACGTAGTTGTAGAGGAACATGTAGCCCGCAGAATCGAGGTACATGTTGCTGGTGTCGTCCTGGACCGAGTCGTCGAACCTGACGAACAGCTTCGGGCGCTTGTCCTCGTTGTACGCTGTCCTGCTGGCGAACCGCTTGACGAAGTAGCTGTGGGCGTCCTGCTCCAGGGAGTGGGTCAGGCTGATCCTGAAGCCTGAGTCGGGCACCAGGCCCGCCAGCGTCGCTGAGACGGCAGGGGTCACGTCGATGTCGAGGTCCTCTTCGCCCGTGATATAAGTTTGAAAGAAGCCCAGCTGGACGCCGTGGGAGGCCGTCAGGTAGTCGCACGGGCCCCGGTCGTCGCCTCCCAGGCCGCACCCCGTGACGAACCACGACCCGCTGGCCAGCGAGGCGCTCTGCCAGCTGCAGACATCGAGGTCAGTGTAGAAGACCACGTCGCGGCCCAGGCCCTCGTCGAAGCTGGCCGACAGCGGGTAGGCGACCACCGTGAAGTTGGCGGGGGTGGGCTGGCCGGCGTAGACGTCTGACAGGTGGATCCTGCAGCTGAAGGTCGGGTTGGTCGGGTCGACCTTGCCTGCGGCGACCAGCTGCCGCAGCGGGGCCAGGTCGAACTGCACCAGCAAGCGCGTCAGCTCCACGTTGGGGACCTGCACGTTTCCGACAGCGGTCGACGTGTAACCGTACAGCTTGTAGAGGTCCAGCGAGCCCGCGGCTCCCACGTTGGAACCAGTCACGGGAGAGCCGTTGATCCACCGGTCAGTGATGTACGCGTCCTTGAGCGGGCGCAGGACCTTCAACATGATCGTTCTGCCTTTCCTCAGGTCGTGGACTTGCCCACCAGGTCGACCTGCGGGTACCTGACCTCAAAGATGCCACCCGCCGGCGGGAACAGCATGCCGGCCTTGGTGTTGGAGGCCGGATCGTGCGTGACGTTGCTGTACTGCAGGTTGTTGACCAGCCCAGAGACGTTGGTGAACGACATGTTGTTGATCGACATCACGCCCGGCACCAGGAAGATGAGGTTGGTCAAGTCCGCCATCTGGATGGGCTGGTCGATGTGGAAGTTGCTGATGTCGAAGTACGCGGTCAACTGCGTCAGGATGTTCTGGATGACGATCGACTTGTTGAGCGAAGGATCGACCAGGACATCGAAGGTGAACTGTAGGTTGACGACCCGCGCATCGAGGATGTCGATGGCGTCGCTGATCATCCTGTACGGGTTGAGGTACTTGACCAGGTTGCGCTTCAAGGTGTCAGGCGACGTCACCAGCCGGCTGTTAGTGTCGCGGGAGACGATGTACAGCTGAGTCGACAGCGGGTTGTTCGGGTTGTTGCGGGCGGCGCACCTGAAGACGCGGCCGAAGTTGGCGGGGATGGTGTAGACGCGCGCCAGCAGGTCTTCCCGGGTGACGATGCGCTCCTGAGAGTTGCGGATCGACGGGATCAGCGCCTTGAGGTCGTCGACGACGGGAGCGTCCTCTCCGCCCGCGGCCTGAATGGCGTTGGTGCACTCCAGGCTGTTCTTGACCTGGCCGGCGACCTGAGGCTGCGGGTTCTTCGGGAAGAAGAGGTTGACCGTCCTGGGCGTCTGGACCTGGTTGGCCGCCACGTTGTGGCTCAGCCCGCCGCCGTAGCGGTAGGTGATGGCGTAGGTGGTGCCGGCCGCTGCGATGCCCATGGTCGTGGTCGTCAGCAGCTGCCGCGGGTTGACTGGCAGGCGGGAGAAGGTCTTCGTGTAGGGCCAGGAGATGGCGAATGACGACGGGTCCGGGATGACGTCGTCCTGCAAGGTGGCCGCATTGCCGCCGCCGAACGTCAGGGTCGTGCGGCGCGCCGACAAGTCAACGCTCGTCGTGAAGCGGTAGGGGGCTGGGATCACCTTCAGGGTGTTGGGGACCTGGTCATTGTCGGAGGCCGTGTTGAGGACGTTCTGGTAGACCACGTCGTGCGTCAGGGCGGCGACCTGGTAGTAGATGTTGCCCAGCAGGTCGTTGACGGAGACGATCTCTGACACGCTGGGGTTTCCCAGTGTGATCTTGTTGAAGGGGACGAAGGCCTGGCCCACCACGTAGTTCTCTGTCGTCTCCAGGCCTGAGATGCACAGGCCCGTCATGGCCAGGACGAACGTCTGCGGCACCCCGGTCGGACCCTTCTCCTTGATCCTGTAGGACGCCACCAGGCTGCCGTCCGACCTCATCGCCGTGTAATCGAGGTCCTCCAGCAGGTTGAAGACGGTCCCGTTGTTGGCGGTGAAGCTGGAGTTCGCCTTGACGACGGGCAGGGCATCGGGCTGGGGCACCACCACGCCGTTGGCGCTGACTGCCGGAACCTCGACGTAGACAGTGACCGGCACGACAGCGGGCGCCGCGCCGGTGATGGGCACGCCCGCGGCGACCAGCTGCCGCTGGATGTTTGTCGCCTCGACGGCGGTGTCGGGGTTCAGCTCGCCGTACTGGTGGTCCAGGTAGAACGACAGGTTGTCGCCCACGTAGGCGGCGAAGTCCAGGAACAGGCCGCCCAGGCTGTTCTCTGAGAAGTCGCGGATCCTGTCCGGGTAGTACAGGCGGGCGTACTCGAGCAGGGTGGCTCGGAGGCTGTCAAAATCACGCGCCAAATATTTCCTCTGGCGCACAACCTTGAGGTCATCACGCTTCAGCGTCATCTTGCACCTTCATGGCGTGGTAGCGGCTCATTCCAACACCGATCTTCTCTTTGTGTTCTTCCGAGAGCAACTTGCCTCGTTGCGTCTCGCTAATTTGATGACGCGTTTCTGGCGTGTGTTTCATGCCTCGGTGGGCTTCACTCAACTTGCGCCGATGCTCAGTCGTAAGTACTGCCGGGAGCTTCGGGTCAAACCGATCTCCTTCGTACCGCCACACGAATCCTCCAATTGATTTCAATCGTCGTCGACAGCACTTTGAGATGTTCGATGCGGCGTTGTCCGTCGCCCTCCCCGCCTCTGCTTGAGAAGAGAAAGTCTCGACCACGTTCCCTTGCAGGTCATACTGCACCACGCCGCGCTTGGACTGGGCCTTGCGCATGTTGGCGCGGGCCTGTTCAGTCGCCTTCCTACCACGTGATGACTCGCCGATCCGGCGCTTGGCCTCTTCATCGTGGCGGCGACCCACGACGCCGTCGCCGCCACGGGTGAAGTTGCAGCCGATGTCGACCGAGTCGTGGAGGTGGCATTCGCTGAAGGTGCATTCCTGAGAGATCCGCTCGACCTCCCAAGCGCAGGCCTCCTCGTTGGTCACCGGGCCGATGCACACCTCGACGCGGAGACCGAGACGCTTGACGATCGCTCGCCACTTATGACTGCGATTCCGCGTCTGTTTCGGACGGTCTCCGAGGCCCTTGCCTACGTAGAAGCAACGCGGTGTCTCCTCCAGCGTCCAGTGCTTGTAGCCGTAGAACCTTGCGTCCATCAACGTGAGTATCTAGCTCAGATGGCGAACAGGGTCACCCGCAGCTTCTTGCCGGTGAGCTTGAGGCTCGGGATGTTGTACGTGATCACCACGTTGACGGCAGAGATCGACCCCGCGGTGCCGCCCGTTCGCGCCACCTCTGAGATGAAGTCGACCAGGTCCACGTAGGGCATCCAGCGCTGCGCGGCCGCCTTGATCCTGTCGATGGCCTGGCTGTCAAAGTCGTCCTCTGAGACCAGGTTGACCATCAGCGGCCGCAAGTTGGCGCCGTAGTCGTAAAAGCCCAGCCGCTCGCCCCAGTTGGTCATCAGCAGGTTGCGCAGGTTGTCGGCGAGCTGGGCGCCTAGGTCGGTGTTGGTCTTCAGCAGGTCATCGGTGCCCAAGGCCAGCGGAGTGACGATCCCGATGGGCGGGGCGGTCACCGGCTGCGCGTTGGCGACGGCGTCAGCCTTCTTGGTGCCCACTGACTTGAACGAGTAGGAGCCCACTGCGTCACCTCACTGGATCTGCCCGGTGCCGGTCACCGGGCCGCCGGCGGGTGGGGCCACCATCGCCGCCGGCAAGACGAGGGCGTTCTGGGTGATGCCGTCGAAGATGGCCCCCACGATCTTGGTCCAGTTGTCGATGTTGCCCTTCTTGGCGCCGTCCGGGACCTTGAGGATGCCCACGATCTGTTCGGCGACCTGTGCTGCGGCTGCGGGGTCGAGAGGCATGGCTGTTCCTGTCACTTGAGAAGTACTTTGGTGGCGAACTCGCCCAGGGCGCCCCCGGCGCCCTCCTGGCCGCCCATGGTGTCGGCGATGGGCGCCGCGGTGACGTTGCCCGAGCCGTCGCCCGCGCCAGTGATTGACTGGGCACAGAGGACCGCCAGCTTCGCGTCGTCGCCGCCGAGCTTGATGACGCCCTTGTCTGCGGGCGTGAAGATGATGTCGCCGTTGGCCCGAATGATGATGGAGGCGCACTTGCTCGGGTCGAGCGTGCCTGGGTCCTTGACGTTGCCGTTCCCGTCCTGGTCAGTGGCACCGGTGACCATGATGACCACGTCGTGGCGTGCCACCAGGCGCAGCTTGTCTGTCTTGACAACGACTGCTCCTTCGCCCGGGCCGTCGGAGACGGCCGGGCTGCTGGCGTGCTTAGAGACCACGCTGTCGAGCTTGAAGTTGGCGTCTGGCTTGGTCTTCTGGGCGACCAGGACGCGGCTCCTGTCATTGACCGGGTCAGGGTCGCCTTCGTTCTGGGCCAGGTCCTTCTTTGACTTTCCCAGCTCGCTGTTGAACTTGGCGCCTGAGATCAGGGAGTTGGCCTCCGCCTTGCCTCCCGTGTCGGGGGTCTGGCCGCGGCCGACCACGATGTCGATGCAGCCGGCGCCCAGGTCGAAGATGTCGGAGGCGGGCGCGGCCGGGACCTGGCCGCGGGCCGGGTCAGGCGAGTACGTTGCCGCCGGACCTGACCGGTCGGTGCCCAAGACGATCAGCGCGTTGTTGCTGCCTTCCAGGACCATGTCGGCCGGCCTCTTCCGGTACCGTGGGACCGGCTCGTACTTGGTCAGGGCCGCAGCGTCTGTCCCGGTCAGCAGGTCCTCGTAGGCCGTCTCCGTGCCGGGCAGGCTGTTGGTGCCGCCGATCGTGTACCGCGAGCCGTCCTTGGAGTCGACGACCCCGTTCCGGAACTCGTAGACCGGGCTGTCGGTCCCATTGAAGACGTCTGACAGCCCCGGAAGGAACGACTTGTCGCCCTGCCTGTCGGCGTGCGTGTAGTTGACGTCCTCTGTGAAGCTGGGCCCGGGCACCCTGCACATCCAGTACCCGATCTCGTTGATGGTGGCGTTCGGGTTCTCGAAGATCGCCCAGACGTGTTCGCCCACCTTAGCCGGCATGGCCAGGTGGGGCGGGAAGAACGGGTACAGCACCATCACCTTCTCGTGGGCCCCAGCACCGGC